TTGACTTACGATTTAATCAGATGGCGGTCGATCAGGATTATTTTATTCCTGTTAGAGATCCAGCCCAAACAATGCCGATAGAAACATTACCAGGTGGTACAAACCTATCTGAAATCGCGGATATTGAGTATATCCAAAAGAAATTGGTTACCGCTTTAAGAATACCAAAAGCTTATTTAGGTTTTGAGGAGGTCGTTGGTGATGGTAAAAATTTATCGTTACTGGATATTAGATTTGCTAGAACAATAAATAAAATACAAAAAAGTATTTTAGCTGAATTAAATAAAATCGCTATTATTCACTTATTCCTAATGGGATTTGAGGATGAATTACAAAACTTTACATTAGGGTTAACAAACCCATCTAAACAAGCTGACTTGTTAATGGTTGAGGTTTGGAAAGAAAAAATGTTACTTTATAAAGATTGTGTGGGTGAAATACCTAAGTCAATACAACCAACATCAGCGACATGGGCTAAGAAACATATTCTTGGTATGTCTGATGAGGATATTAAACTTGACATTAATCAAATTAGAATGGAGAGAGCTATTTCAGCTGAACTTGATAATACCGCGACGGTTATTACCAGAACTGGAATATTCGATAACGTAGATAGGTTATATAAAACGGTAACCGGTAGTACACAACCAACAACACCAACAGCTGGTGGACCATCATCACCACCTCCACCAGGTGGGGGAGCTCCACCACCACCTCCACCACCTCCAGGACCTGAAGAACCGTTAGCTGATGAGGTAACACCAAGAAAATTAGGTTTATTATTCGAGGATAATAACACAACGTTTGATGAGTATTTTAACCACAATAAAAATAATTCTTTGGGTGAAATTTCGGAAGAGTTAGATAAATTGTTAAATGGGTAATATTTATACTAAAAAAGATCATGGAATTTGGTATATTAAAAACAAAAATTGAGGACAAACTGGTTCACTCATATGTCAATAACACAATGAAGAAGGATTTATTTGTTTTCGAACAATTAATTTTAAATAATAAAAATTTAAGTAAGTTGTACCTAATGTATGATGAATTATCATCAAAAAAAGGTTTATCAGAATCTGTTGGTAATGATTTTATAACTGAAAGTATTTCCGAATTTAAATCAATTAAAAAAAATATAACAAAGTCAGACTTGGATGAAATCAACATGTGGATTGGACATTTAAAATCGGAAAATAGATATGTTGATATTGACAACCTTTTTACCACTAACGTCACAAAACTTGAGGAAAAAGTTAAAAGTAAAAAAAATATTTTAACAAATTTAATGGATACTCAAAATATAACTGAATCAAAACCTAATGTAACTTTATCTAATTTAATGAACATAGCTAACAAAACTGTTAACGATTATCTAGACACATTATCTGAATCAGAAAAAAATGAAGTTAAAAAATTAATAAGTGAGGATGAGAATAAATTAATGGTTGAGTTTAACTTTATAAAAGAAAATTCAATTAACAGATTAAATAAGTTAAAATTGTCGGAGTCAAACACTGATGTGATAAAAACCATTGACGAGACAATATCTAAAATTGAGGGTGAGGACTTTTCAAAAGTATCTTACGTTAAATTAAAAAGACTAAATGAGGATCTTTAATTTTTGTTTTTAAATTTTTCTCTGTATATAGCTTTATTTAAAATCTGTCTTTTTACGACAGATTTTTTTTTGTATTCTTTTCGATCATTTAGAAAACTATTCTGTCTTGTTTTAATTACCTTACTCTTCAATTCTTTAAGAGCTTTCTCAATTTCATTTTTTCTTACCTTAACTATTAACATAATTCAAATTAAATGTTTATTATATTGATATATATACAAATTTTTCGTAAACTTATTAAAAAATAAACAAATATACTATGAAAAATAGAAATGAAAAAAGGAAAAACGTCAAAAATAGATGGTTTTAAAAATTCAAAAGTTTTATACGGAACTGTTGACTCAAAAAATTTAAAATCTTTATATCTAAATTTACAGACCTGGGTTGAACCCAAATACGAGTCTGAAAACTGGCCTAGAGTCATCATGAACATGAGTAGATCAGTTAAACATTCAATATATAATAATTTAGATACATCATTATTCAATAAAAATTACATTGTTGATCTTGATTTAAGATCTAGTGGGATTCAGATTAATAAAAAATCATTTATGAATCTAGAAATAAATCTATATTTAACGGAAAATATGGATTTTAAATCAAACGAAATAAAAAAATCATTAAAAAATTTACTTAAAAGAATATATTCTGAGGTTTTAAATAATAACACACATTTTGATTTTTATCTAACCAAAAATGGAAATTATAAAGAGGTTAAGATAAAAACAGAAAAAGTTTAATATTTATTATAAAACTTCGAAATGAAAATATTAGCACCTAATGAAACCGGTAAGGGTATTCTAATTGAGTACGACGCTGGGTATATAAATACTAAGTCGGAAAACAACCACTATATAATGGAATCCAAAAGTTTTATGGACCATTCAAAACCATTTGAGTTCTACGCTGTACTCCAGAAGTATGACACACCAAATAGAAATGGACGTGTATACCCTAAGAACATATTGATGAGGGAATCGGATAATTACAAAAAGATGATTGATAAGGGTATTTCGTTATCTGAGTTAAATCACCCAGAGTCATCTCTTATAGATTTAGATCGTGCGTCACACATCATTACAGACATATGGTGGGATGGTCCGGTATTACTTGGTAAACTAAGATTACTAACTAGTCCTGGGTTTCATGAGAGTGGGATATGTTCAACAAAAGGTGATATAGCGGCTAACTACCTTAGACAAGGGGTTACACTTGGTATTTCATCTAGAGGTGTTGGTTCCTTAAAAAAGGTGGGGGACAGAAACGAAGTTCAGGATGATTTTGAATTAATTTGTTTTGACTTAGTTTCATCACCGTCAACCCCAGGAGCTTATCTATTTTTAAATAAAGATGATCGATCTAAATATGAAGAAAATTTAGATGAGGAAAAGAAAATGAATATAGAAAGAGCTACCGGAGTAGAATCATCATCTATAGACAAAACAAAAAGTTTAATGGATAAATTATCTTCATTTCTTGACAAATAAAAAAATAAGTTTTATTTTTGTTCTAAATTAATAAATTAATAAAATTATGGAACAAGGACAAATGTATTTTGTGACCAAAATCACTTCCGACTTATTGGATAGTGAGACTGGTAAAGTTAGAAAAGTAAAAGAAGAGAAGTTAGTATTGGGGTATAGTCCAACTGACGTGGAAGCTAAAGTAACAAAAGTATATGAGAATTATACGATGGACTGGAGAATCACATCAATAACTGAAAGTAAAATTGATGAGGTTATCGAATAAAAAAAAATAATTTAATATTTTTTAAAAGGTGGGGATACATTTGTGTCCCCATTTTTTTTTACTTAAAAACCGAATTAATTGAATTTTTTTGATTTCAATACTATTTATATGGAAACAAAACAATAAATGAAAAAAAATTCTTTAGTAGAGGATACACTATTTCAGATTAATAATCTGGAAAACGTTATTAAAGAGAACGCACAAGGAATACTTCAATCAACAATGAAGGAAGAAATCAAATCTTTAGTAAAAGAATCGTTAATGGAACAAAGTGAACCAGCGATTGATGACGAAGACGAAGTAGAAGGGGTTGCAGAACCTATGGACGACACTCAGGATCTAGGTGATGATGACATGATGGCTGATGATGACATGATGGCTGATGATGACATGATGGCTGATGATGACATGATGGCTGATGATGACATGATGGATGATGACGAAACTATTGACATGACTGACGCTTCACCAGAAGAAGTTCTTAAGGTGTTCAAAGCTATGAGTGATGAAGATGGAATTATCGTTAAAAAAGACGATAACATGATTCATTTAACAGATGATGATAATGAGTATTTAATTAAATTAAACGAGTCCATGAGAGATTTTGAATATGAAGACGACGATTTTGAAGATGATTTCGAAATCCCAGTAAAAGCTAAAAGACACAGGGACCACGGTCACGGATCTAAAAAATTCGAAATGGATTTAGATGATCTTGAACTTGACGAGTATGATTATATGGGTCATGACTTATATGAATCAGACCCTATGGTTTATGAGGTAGATGATTATGATGATCTAAATGAAGGAGATCCTATGGTTTATGAAATGGACGATGAGGAATCTGGAGCTTATAATCCGGATGATACAATCTATGAAATTGAAATGAACGTTGATTCAGATGATTTTGATGATGATTCAGATGAGATTGATTTTGATGAGATTGATTTTGATGACGATGAGGTAGTTCGTGAGTCTAAATCGTTTAAAGCTAAAGGTATGGGTATGGGGTCACCATCAAAATTCAAATATGGTAAACGACCAAACTTAGACAAAGGTTTTGATGAAGACATGAAAGAAGGTCCTAAACACAAATTTACTGGTAAAGCTAAATTTGAGTATAAAGAGGAAGTTAATTCTGATGGTAAATTAAAACCACTATCTAAGAAAAAAGAAACAAAAGAAGCTTCTAGAACTCTTGGTAATGGGAAAAGATTTGGAAGAATGGGGTTAGATAAACCAAAAGCAGCTCCAAGACACCTAAGAAAAGAAAGTACTGAGGAACTTCACGTTTTAAGAAATAAGAATGAGGAGTATAGAAAAGCTTTGGATCTTTTTAGAAATAAACTAAATGAAGTGGCTGTATTTAATTCTAACTTAGCTTACGCTACACGATTATTTACGGAACATTCAACAACTAAACAAGAGAAACTTAATATTCTTAAAAGATTTGACAATGTCGATACTTTAAAAGAATCTAAGAATCTTTATCAGTCAATTAAAGGAGAACTTTCAGAAGGAAAAACTGAATCTGGTAATATTACAGAATCAATCGAGAGAACAGTATCTAAAGCACCAACAAATGGTTCAGCTGTTAATCTAATTGAATCTAAAACTTATGAGAATCCTCAGTTTTTAAGAATGAAAGACTTAATGACAAAAATAAAATAAATAAACCTAAAAATAAAAACCTAAAAAAATGGGAGCATTATTAGAATCAGGTCTTGTAGGTAACATCGGGTTAAAACACCTTAAAGTTATCAAAGAAGACACAATAAACAAATGGGACAGATTAGGGTTCCTAGAGGGTCTTAAAGGACACTTAAAAGAAAACGTAGCTCAGTTATATGAGAACCAAGCGTCTTTCCTAATTAACGAAGCAACTTCTGAAGGTTCAAACGGAGCTTTCGAAACTGTTGTTTTCCCTATCGTGAGAAGAGTATTCTCTAAATTATTGGCTAACGATATCGTATCGGTACAAGCTATGAACTTACCAATCGGTAAATTGTTCTACTTTATTCCACGTATCCAAGGTTACGCTTCCGGAGATACTCCAAGTGCAGCTAATGGATGGACTGGATTTGGTGAACATTATTCACCAATCGGATCACCAGAAGCGGTAGCTAAAGGTGAAAATGATCCAGGACAAGGATACCCAGGATATTTAGGAATCAATAACAAACCATTCAAGAAAAATCTTTATGATTTATTTTATGAAGGTTCTGAAGGTGAATTAGATCCTCCAGGATTATTTGATTACTCTAAAGGTTCTTGGACAGCTGTTTCACAAACCACAACAATGCAGGTATGGGTTGGTTCTGGTTTAGAAGACGCTGACGCTGGTCAATTAGATGATCAAACAAACCTTCGTAAAGTTATTGTTAAACTTTGTGGATGGAAATCTATTCCAGGTATTGGTAAATTAATTGGTCCTGATGGTCATGAGGTAGATTCAGAAACTTTCCTTTCTGATTTAAGACTTTACGCTAACACACCTTTCTTGACTGAAAATTCACCTTGTAATCCATTGTTTAACCAAAATGGTCCTAACTCTTTATTGTTCCGTGTGGTAACACAAATCTACGGTAAGGGTATCGTTCAACCTACATCAAATCTACAGTACACTGATTATCCAGGAAATGGTAACGGTGGTGCGTTTAACAACACTTGTGATGACGCTGGTTGTATCTACTTAGAAGTTGATCTTTCTTGTCCAGCTTGTGCTACATGTGGTGATTCTTCATTAGATGGATACACAGGATCAACAACGGTTGAAGCTGTGGACATCGAATCAATCACAGCTGTTTGGAGACGTTATAAAAACTTGGAGTTTGAAGATCAAATTGGTGAGGTTTCTTTCGACTTGGAATCTGTTACAGTTTCTGTCGCTGAAAGAAAACTAAGAGCTCAATGGTCTCCAGAATTAGCTCAAGACGTTGCGGCATTCCACAACATCGACGCTGAAGCTGAATTAACAGCTTTATTATCTGAACAAGTAGCTGCGGAAATCGACCGTGAAATCTTACGTGACTTACGTAAAGGTGCGGCTTGGAACCTACGTTGGGATTACAACGGATGGAGAAGAGTACAACAAGTAACTTCTTACACTCAAAAAGACTGGAATCAAACATTGATTACAGCGATTAACCAATTGTCAGCTCAAATCCACAAGTCAACTCTTCGTGGTGGTGCTAACTGGATCGTTGTTTCTTCTGAAGTTTCAGCTATTTTTGATGACTTAGAATACTTCCACGTATCTAACGCTTCACCTGAGCAAGATCAATACAACATGGGTATCGAAAGAGTTGGTACTTTAGCTGGTCGTTACCAAGTGTATAGAGATCCTTACTTCCCACCAAACCAAATCTTGTTGGGTCACAAAGGTACTTCTTTATTGGACACTGGATACATCTACGCTCCATACGTACCTCTACAATTAACACCTACAATGTATAACCCATTCAACTTCACACCTATCAAAGGTATCATGACTAGATACGCTAAGAAAATGGTTAACAACCGTTTCTATGGACGTATCACAGTTGATGGAGTTCGTACATTTGATTTAAGAGAATTGAGATAATCAATATATCTTTAGTATAAGAAAAGGTCAGAGAAATCTGACCTTTTTTGTTATATGTTAATTTTTACCTATGTTTTGTTCATTTATTAACTAATTTATGACATGATAATATATTGTACAAATATTTATTAAGTACAAAGATTTTTATTATGAAAAAACATATTATTTTTTTATTAATGGTTTTCATTAGTTTTATTTCTAGGACACAATGTGGTAATTACATTATCCATGAAAGTTTTACAAGTACGTTACCAACACAAGGGGGTACATGGTCATCAAATTCAATGATTGTTTTAACATCACCAGTTAGGACTGGTACTCACTCAATTGGGTTTAATGGTACCGGTGATTGGGTTAGAACACCACAGATATCTAATCCAGGTGTATTATCTCTGGTATCGTAGAAGTGCTAATTCAACCGCTTGGACACTAAATATACAAACGTCACCGGATGGTATAACTTGGACCACTCGTGGGTCTATAACCACAATCACGACAACATACACACAATACACACTCGATATTGGATCTATTGGTTTAACAAATGTTTTCATAAGACTCCTAGATTCTCGAGCTTCTGGAGCTCATGAAAGATATGTTGACGATTTAAATCTCACATCAACTGTCTCATCACAAAATTTATTAATACCAATACTCTCAAGTTGTTCACAAACATTGTCGTCCAGCTTAACTTACACTTTAACTGATGATGGTGGACCATCTGGGCCAACATTAACCGGATATGGTAACAACATTAACAGAACCGTAACATTTTCACCGTCCGATAACACAAAACTATTGGAGTTATCATTTACACAGTTGGATTTAGAAACTGGGTACGATTATTTATATGTGTATGACGGTCCAAATACATCATCAACACTTTTAGCGACATTAAATGGTACAACAATACCACCAAATATAACCGCGACAAATTCGACCGGACAATTGACCATACGATGGACCACAGATGTATCTAATGTTGGTACTTGGGGTGGGTTCGCTGTAACAATTAATTCAACATCACCCGTATCATTACCGGTCGATCTTATGTCGTTTGACGGTGTGGTTTATCCTGGATTTAATTTAATTAGGTGGGTTACAGCTTCTGAATATAATTCAGATTACTTTCAAATCGAAAGAAGTACTGACGGTGAAATATGGAAAATTGTTTCCACAAAAACAGCTTCTGGTAATAGTAATACAAAGGTGTATTATAGTTATCTAGATAACATTGATGAATTTACCATTAATTATTATATATTAAAACAATATGATTTTGATGGTAAATGTAAAACATATGGACCAATATCTTTAGACAATACAAAACAATTTAAAAAAGTATTAAAATATGTTGATGTATTTGGTAGGGAAGTTGACCAGTACACAAATGGTTTGTTATTTGAGTTATATGAGGACGGTACAATGAGAAAAATAATTAGGTAGTTGATAACACCCTAATGGCTTTTGATATCACTTCAGTTTCACCAATAGTAAACGACCCCCTATTATGAGCTGATTTAACGGATTCTACCAGGAAATAAATCGATCTTTCCCTATCCATTGTGGATAACATAAGTTCTAGATGTTCTTCATTTAGGATATTTATAGACCCAAACAAATTACCGTAAATTTCCTCTTTTTCTTCCATAAAGATATTTATATAATAATGATAAGTAATAACAAAATAAAGGAAATAATACAAGAAGTAACATCCACTAATGGAAGTCGAGGATCTTATATTGGACCCCTCCAAAATGGGATTAGATTATTTAAAAAAGATCAATTGGACCCATATACAGTACCTGTGTCAAAATATGATAGTCCAGAATTGGAATATGACAGTTATGATGGTAAAATGGACACACCAAAAAAGAAAATAAAATCAATTGAAAAAAAGGCTAAAAAATCCTCAGAGTATTTAAAAAAACACCCGAACTCAACATTTAGTGATGATGAGGGTAATGTTATTAATCCGTCACCTGGTAAAATAAATGAAGTGGATACCACAACATCAGCTGGTGGGTATAATGGACCTATGGAACTTGGTTTACGTAAATGGAAAAAACATATTTTAGGACCATATACCGATGAGGTTGATCATCACACCACAAAAAAACATAAACAAAAGACTCTTAAAAATAATGTAAAACGTATTGTTGGTGTTTGGGAAAAGGATCCAAATACAAAATCACATGATGTGGAGACATACCCGGTACACACAATTAATGAAGACCTGGGGGTTTGGTTTGGTACTAAAAAGAAACCTAAAGGGTCAAAACAACCAAAAGGTCCATGGGTTAATATTTGTCGAAAGGTAGATGGTAAACATCCGCCATGTGGTAGACCTGACACTAATAAGGGGGCTTACCCTAAATGTAGAGCAGCTGGTGTAGCTGGTAAAATGTCAGATTCACAAAAAAAAGCTGCTTGTCAACAAAAACGAAAAGCTGAAAAGAAAGATACACAAAGTGGTAAAGGTCAAAAACCTGTTATGACTTCATATAAGACCCGTAACGAGTCGATTGGTAAGTTGGTTGACCTAATCCTTATCGAGATTAGAAATTCTTTCTAAAACGTTGTGTAGTGAGTTTTTAATCTGTGAATTTACAACATCCTCATAATTTAAACGTCTTTTTTCAGTTTCCATATCGAAAATTTGAGTAATACGTTCCCAGTCACGATTGGACAACTTAACACTATAGTGATACACATGATTTGTTAAGTCGACTCTTTTATAATCCATAGTAACAAATATGTCAAGTTCTTTGTTTTCCATATACCTTTTATTAGACATTGGAGCGATCATAAATTTGGTTGACGGGTGTTTTATTACTTTTAAACAAATCATAAAACATGTTTTTTCATATGTAGTCGCTTCCTCTTCATATGTTGGTAGTGTTCGACCCTTTTTAAACCAAATGTAGAATCTTAATTTTAAACGTCTAAAAAATCTAAATAGTTTCTTTTTCATAATGTTAATTTGTTTGACAAATATACACGAAAAAACTAATTAAACAAATTTTTTGGTTTTTTTTTAACAATAAGGGGGAGAACATCGTTTTTTACCATCAAGTCCTGGTTTTGTACCTTTACATACTTGGACAGCGTATCCATTTGCGTAAGCACTTGGGTAAACATCGAATTTGGATTTGGCTGCTGACTTACCCCTGGAACACAATTTAGTACCTGATTTTTTTTTACCTTCAGACATCATATCTTTATCGTCAATATTCATTGACATTTCCATCCCATCTTTTTTGGATTCGTTCATAATAAAATCAAAAACTTGATCCATGTTGTTTTTAGCTTCGGATATGTGATCCTGAGCCCAATCATGTCCATTTTCTAATATTGATTCCACCATTTCCCGATCCAGGTCCAATAGTAAATCACACTGTCGTCTCATTTGTTCAAGGTTTGAGAAGAACATATATCTTGATGACATATGTTCTTCCTCCATTAAAACTCTCCTAATTATTCTATTTAAATTCATATCTATATTTTTTTAATTGTTCAGTCCAAACATTCCACCTAATGTCACCGAACCCATTTGTGTTACCGGGGTTCCATATCCATCGGACCACACTGGATGTGGAGGTGATACCTGTGTAAGTATATATTATCCACTGGACATGTGTTAACGACTGTAAAACAATTACCGTAAATGTCACTAATTGTTGGTCTAGGTACTAACCTTGGGAATCCAGTAACGGTTATCCATTCCGATAGGGTTAATGTTACTTGTGATTCAACTAACGTATCACAATTAATTACAGTAATACCTAATGTTGAGTTTAACTCACACTCACCACACGTTGAGTAGGGTAAGTGTGATTCTGATTCAAATATAAAATCTGGGATACCGTAATTAACTTCCGACCATGTATCTAAAATCTGAAAACATAAAAAATTAGAATTTCCCCAATGTGATTTAACAAAGTCATTAATGTTATAAACACCACTTGGTGCTACTAATATTCCAGATACACCAGTGTTACATTCTTCACAATAAAATAAGTCGTGAGACACCATTTCACAACTACCGCAGTTGTCATATGATAATAAACTGTAGAATGTATAGTCACCATCAAAATCAGGTCTAGTATTTGTTACTTCACAACAAACGTTATAAACTGGGTGGAAGAATGTGTTACCATTTGGAATATACTCATATGAATTTATCGACCCGTTAATAAATTGTGATAACAACCCAACTGTTATTAGACTTGAGTAAGATGTGAAGTATACGGTATTTGACCATATTGTCATTCCATTTGGTGATCCGTCAGTTGTGTTGTAAATCTGGATCATTGTATTTGTTGATGGGTCTATCTCATAAATTTCATTCGGACACGGGTCTGTAATGTATAACTTATTATTAACCCCATCAAATAATATTTCTTTATCACAACAGCAACTATTAAGTCCTGGTGAGTAGTTTGAAACTGACGATGTGTTTAAATCTATTACTGTGTAGGTCGTACTAACTGTGGCAACATATAATAAATTATTTGACAAGTCATAACTCATTGATGTCCCTTGGGAAGCTATCCCAAATGTTCCAACCGGGGTGTATGCCGTATTAAAAATTTGTACATAATTATTACCCGTACCACAAACATAAATCAAACTTCCTATTTGGAGTATGTCGTTTACACCCTCTATTATTGACGGGAAAACATTAACTTGGGTTACGGAACTATAAGATGGTACGGTGTACATTCTAATTTCATCTGAACCTGTTGCGTTTTCAACACCCACGTAAAAATAACCATCATTTGTGTTAAAATAAGCAACTTTAGGGTAGTACGGATATCCAAGACTGAGTGTAAATGGACTCATTGTTGATGTATCAACAAAAGTGATTGAATTACTATTATAGTTTGGTATTGATAAAATATTGTTAGATATATCTAGACCCAATTTTCTAGGTCCGACACCCACATTTATTGTGGAAACCACTGAATTTGTTGTTAAATCAATTTTTCTAACTTGATTACTATCACGGTAACCCACGTAAGCGTAAGTACCATCATTAACCACACTAAAGGCGTAGTTACCACCTGTGTTGATTTTAAGTAATTCCCCATAAACATCTACTTCACTACACGAAGTGAAGTCATATGTAACCCCATGACATTCAAGACAATCCTCACAACCTGAATGTGGGTCAAAATCAGCTAATTCAGTATAGGTAACCGGTTCACTTGGGTCGACGATGTCTGGACTTATTTCATAACAACCCTGACCAGTCGATATATTTGTAGCGTCTCCAACGGTAAATAAGTTTGAGGTCCATACAATATCTTCATGACCATCTAAACAGTTAATTAATTTCTTTTTTTCGTTTGTTGTTGATAAACAATCATCACAGAAAACTCCTGTTTTAATTGGGTTCCCATAGTCAAAAATTAATTCACCAGTTGCTGGTTCACCCTCTATAATACGATTAACTATTCCACAGTATGTGGTAATACCTAATAAGTCCGTAAACGATACTAGGTGATCACTGTAGGTATTATTTGGGAAAGGTATGTAGTATACGTTTTCACTTAAACATTCATATACTTCGTAAATTATCGGTTGGTTTAATAAACAGTCCTCACACCCTGTTTGTGTGGAAGCTGAGTACAATTCACCACTAATTCTGGGAGATATTACCAATTCTTTAAATTCAAAACATGCCGTAATTCTAGTAATCGGTTCAAATTCTTTTCCTGATAGGTAAAAATCCAAATAATACACATCACCTGGGGTTGGTATTGGTGAAAAATCATTTTTGTCAAGGGTAACGGAACCAAATACCCCTTGACAATCCGAGAATGATAAAGCGTTTGACTCTGTTGATAAACATAATTCACAGTCTTTTATGTATGAATTTACAACGACCGCATTTGGTTGAGTAGCCCCACCAGGATCTTTCTCACTTCGGATGACATAACAACCAAACGGTATAGATCTAAGACTACCGGTGAGACCACTAAATGAGTATATTAATCCAACATTTAATTGGGATGTTGGGTCATCGACATAAACCCCATATTGAAAATCTTTTGGTGAATTACACAATGATATTTGAAAGTATCTTATATTTGCCATTTTTATTTTTAATTTTTAATTATTTAATCCAAACATTCCACCTAATGTTGCCGAACCCATTTGTATAACAGGAGTCCCGTAACCATCGGTCCACACTGGATGTGGTGGTGATACCTGAGTAACAGTACTTCCAGTCGCTCCACAATCACAACATATCACACATTCAAAATATTCAGTACCAGCACTCCTAGCTGGGTCTGGTTCCGGTCTAGGATTAAAAGCTCTACAAGTAGGACAACTAAAATAGTTTTCTACAGGAACAACTAAATTACCTACAGGTTGTTGTGGACAAGACTCAACTACTGTTCTACAAATATCATTTGTATCAAGAAAACAATTAAAACCAAATGAAACAAATTGGTTTGTGGCAAAATTAGATCTTGACCTATCTTGTGCTTGTTGTGAAAGAACAAGTTCCGTATAAGCGGTGTAATTTAAATCAACAATTTGTAATTCTTGTGTATCACAATTTACTGTTCTTACACCAATTGTCCTATTTCCAATACATTCCTCACAATCATTATATGTTATTGTATTGCCACCACCATCTCTTTTGGTGTTATACACCCCCCCTAGGGTAGTTGGGTCTACCTCTTCAATTAATTCTACACATAAAAAATCATTATCACCATACATTATTTGAACAAAATCACCTGACTGTTTTGATGGATCGGTATATACTGGTCCTATTGTATTTGTATAACATTCTCTAGCCAACCATACTTTATAAGTTGGAAGAAAACCAGAACAACTTACTGGTTGTAACGTTGAAATATAGATATTATATGACGTACTTGTTTGGTTTCCGAGTTTGTAAATTAATCCGTCAAATGGATTTAAAAATTCGTAACCAAACGGTAGTACTTGGTTTGTTTGCAAATAACCCTCAAACACATCATCACAAGTAAAATAGTCATAATTAACACCATTACAAGTTTGACAAGATGTACAACCAGGATGAGGTTCAAAATCTAAAAATCCATTTTGTGTTACAGGATCAAGTGTTTCACCAATTATTTCATAACAACCTCCATTTATTTCTAAATTTGATGATTCACCCACACCAAACAATTGAGATGCCCAAACTACTACCACATCTCCAGAATCTGAACAGTTTTCAAGTAAAACTCTTTTGTTTACGTTTTCTAAACAAACATCACAACAATCTCTAGAATCACACTTACCATAATCAGTTACAAATGTATATGTCCCACCAAATTCAAACGCTTGTTGACCCACAATACCACAAAATTCATTAATTCCATCCGTATAAGAAATTAAATTTCCTTCAGGAAAATTATAAGGAAGATACACATAATCAATTATATCTCCAGTACAATTACGAACGTCATAAACAAATGATGCCCCGGTTAAACAACTTTGACAACTTGTTTGAGCGGTATAACTTAAAGTGTTCACAATTTGTTGTCCTTGAAACTGTAATTGTTCCGATAATTTTAAATAATCATTTGTTGATAGAGTACCAATTTCTTTTGGACCAAAACAACCTTTCTGTAAAGTACCATTGGATAAAAATTCAATATATAAAACTTCCTCAGTTTTTCCGGATATAATAGAAAATATTTCTAAATATTGTGATTCTGTCAATCCACTCACATCTATAAAAAGGTCCTCTATATTAGATTCAAAACAATTACTTAAATATATAAGACCATTATTATTAGATATACAATCATAACAATTTGTATATTGTTGATCTGCTAAATATTGAGAAGATGTATTATTGACATTTGATACAGTTTCAACACAAATAGGTTGATCACCCCCAAAAATGAAATCATAAACAACCCAATATTGTCCCGAATTTATAGGATTTCCATTAAAATTTATGTCTAAAGGTGCGTTTACTTCTAAACAAAGAATTGAATTATCTGCCATAATTATTTTTTATTTACAATTTGAAATTTTATTGTTCTTTTATAAGTATTAACTTCCCCACTTGAGATAACTTTCATATCAATAAAATATTCATTAGGAATTTTATCTCTTGTATCAAATATAAAATAATACTCATTTGGTGTTCTATTTAGTTTGGTCCAGTCTTGTACTTGTACTTCAGTTTGACCTTCCCTAACATAAATTCTATAATACCCCCCCACTTTGGGTAATTGTTTGTTTGTGGTATAAGCTTGTTTTATAATTACACCGACCTTTCTAACATCGGTGTTTAATATCTTTTCATCTTGTTTAATACCATAAAAATCAAACCCATAAACCTTTGGGTCGACAGATGTTGTTCCCATTTGTAATGACTTTTGAATTGGGTATATAACAAATTCATTATGTATGTCCGGTAAAGAGAATCCATTTAATTTAATATCTGACCAAACGTCATTAAATATACATGGGGTTTTGTATCCAATAAGAGGTGGTAGTTCTATTTCGTAAACACCTTTTGTTCGTCTACATGATTGTAGATTTACTAAACCTGGAATTGGGTTACCCACACTATCAGAAATAGTTACTTTGGGACTAAAATCTAAATTCTGAAAATCCCCATCTTCATAGATGTATAAATATAATTTATTAATTTTTCCAAGTGAGAATGAATTCCTATCATCCTCAATTAAATCATTATAACTAGTTTCTAAAAATGGTTCGTAAAATGTCTGGGTATGTCTTGTAAAAAACCCAACTGAGTATGTACCGGTTGTACCACTTAAATTTTCAACCTGTGGTAGATACGCAATCCCCCAACCCACACAATTAGGAATACTACCACTTAAAACATCATTAATTTCCTGTGTCATGTCAAACTCAATGTTCTCATCACCGAATTCAAAATGTTGGGTTTTAACAATTTCTAACTGATTATAATTAAATGTCCCAGAATTTGTATTACTATATATCCCAGGTTGTTCCCAAACACCAATAGTTGTTGTTTGATACCAGTTACTTGGTCTATCAGAGTAGTTCTTATCATTTTGTATTTCGGTAACGACATCAAAGTAATCATACCCAACACCTTCATCCCAAATCTGTGGTTGGTCCGGATCCAAATTAACGTAAGGTATTCTAAACAGAATTAAATCAAAGGATGTAGCTCTCAGTCTACCTTGTGAATTTGATGTATTTAAATAATCTTTATCAAAGAATGATGTATTTACCATTCTTAATGTATGTGTCATACCCGAACATATATCGGTTGATATTGTACCGTTATTAATTTTTTCTTTTAACAGGGTTAGATCAATGTCAAAGATAAATCTAGAGAACCCGGTAGGTAAGGATATATTCCCATCCCCATAGTATAATTCCATAACAGGGTTCCTACCTGTGTTAACGAAACTATTGGATATGATGGTATTATTCCGACTAAAATATGAATTATTAATTGACATTTACATTTTTACAATAAATATCAATTAATTCGAATATTTTGATTTAAAATGGTTGAATCAGCTTCTAATAATTTTTTAAGGATATCTGACTTAAGAGTTCCGTCAGTACCCACCGGTATTGGAGCTTCGTTTATGTTGTGAACGTGTGAAAAAACAAACTTGGTTAATAGGGTTAAAAATGACATTAATTCATCACCCCTAACCATTGGGTCAGTCTTATAAATAATCTCATCAAATTTTTCTCTAGGTATACCATATAGTGTATCTTTTAATGAAAATTTCTCTTTGGATGGTATTGATTGTTTGTGTGATAATAAATAAACAAAATCCCCCCCGTTTGTTGTATATGTTACCGGAGCCGGAACAAATGTTTTATTTTGTACTATGGTCTTTTTTAGTTCTGGTTGTGGATTTATAACATTCTTTAACCATACGAGAGCGTACCCATTTTGGGTATCCGACGGGGATAATTTTATTTTATTATAAATTTCAATTAGGTTGTTATATTCCGTTGTGTTATTCGTACTTAATGTATCAAGGTTAGATTTAACCGGTCTAAACACAAATGGGAACTGATCACTAATCGTTACACCAGGTTCAGATGGATAAGATACATATCCAGGAATATTTATTCGACCATTATTAAACCCACGAATAAATGAGTTAATTAGTTGTGACGTTTCAATTACCGTCTTATCAGTAAAGTCCAACTCAAATAAGGTATTTCCAATGTATTCATCTAGTGGTGTATTTACCGTTAGTACACTACTTAATGTATTTTCAACTGGTTTTAAACTGTATAATCTAATTGACCCATCAAACGTAATTCCACTTGGTGATGGTAAGGTGTTTAAATTTGATATTTCCCACTCTATTAGATTCTTAACTTGTCTGGGGGTATATATTAATTCTTCTTTTTCTGTTACCGGTCCAAGTGTTTGTTGGATACCGAATTCAGATACCTGAACAAATGATCGACTATCGTTTAATCTAACTGGGACAACTGGGTTCCCAGATGGTCTTGTCTTACCAGCTCTTATTAGTACGTCATTTGATGATTCACTTGTTTTAAGAATTATATCACTAGATCCACGACCAAGAAACCCGTTGTCACCTGGAAGGGGGTATATACCACGTAAATCGACATCAATATCACCGTTTGTTTTATTTCTAATTGGTTTAGCTTGTTTTAATATTTGTCCGTCAGCTAACATTGATTTTGAGTTAGCGAAACTTTCTCGACTATTAAACCAAGGTCTTGATACCGGTCCTTGAATGTAGAATTTATTTCGATCTAGTCTTTCCTCACTGTTATAATAAACAACATGTACGTATTCACCCACTAATGGGGTTTGGTTTAAATAATATGGTATTAGAGGTAAAAAAATTAATGGATCATCTAATGACCACTCCTTGGATTCATCCCAATCTGGGGGGTAAATATCAGTTTCGGGATCCGGTGTTGTTGGATATACACGTAGTCTACCTAACATTAACGGATCTTGGTTGTTCAATACCCTCCCCTCATATATAAATTTATTTTTTTGTCGCATTTCTTTCTTCGTACTCTTTTAATAAAACATTATAGGTCAACTCCAACTTGTCAATGTGATTTGTTAATTTTAATAAATTTTCTTTAGTTAAGTCAAATTCTTTTTTAATAAACTCAAGAGCTAAAACTAAATCTTTATTTGACTTATTTTTGTGATCCCTAATAATTTCTAAAACTTGATTTGATTTAACCAAGTATTCGTTAGTTTCTATGTTCATAACTATATTTTTTTACCATATAATATCAATGGATCCGTTTGGTTTATTGGGTTGACACTTAAAGGACTTAACGCAATTTGAACTTGACCGTTCTCACTTTCTTCTTTATCAATCCCATCTATTACAGCTTTTATTGACGCTACAAATTTATTTGGTGATCCGTCCGGCATTGGTCCGGTGGGTATTCCCAATTTGTCCAACTCATCAACAACATTGACAAACGCCCTTGTAGCTGAAAACCCACTCAATAATTTTGAAGCTAATAATAACGGTAGTGGTATTGTATTCCCGAAAGCTTTAAAAACTTTCGATGACAAATCTAACAAATTTAATAATTCTTGAATTACGTTTTTACACTCTCTATAATCGGTAGTCTGTAATAAGTTAGCTATTGACACCAACAACTCGCTTAAAGATAAAATTATAGTTAATTTTTTATTTGTTTTTTCTTTTAGAATGTCCGTGGTGATTGACTTAATTAAACTTTTCAAATCCTTTTTAATTATATCAAATAATATTTTAATAAACAAAGCTCCAATTTTGGTAACTAGTTCCGTAAAAAATTTTTTAAAATTTTTGGCAAACTCAGTAAATGATGAAATTTGATCATTAAATGATTGACCAAGAGCTTTAATCATTGTCATTATTGGTAATAATACTTTTGGTGAAAGTACTGTTGTTACCATAGCTTTCGGGAACTCCTTTAAAAACTCAGTGTCAACGTCAATTTCTAATGGGAACCACCCAGGATTACTAGTTAGTACCTGTGGTAAATTAGAAGCTTCATCAATCGGTATTGAGTTGTTCTCATCCTCAATAAAATTTAGATTACTAATCGCGTTGATGATACTATCTGAGTCTACAGGTAGTTTTACATTAAAACAATCATCAAACTCGACAACACCCAATTTTATATCTGACACCTTTTGATCTATCATTCTCAAGTCAATGTCGGTAAATTCCCAAAATGACTCATCAATATTATCAGTACTAGAAACTTTAGAGGGTCCAGACACATCAATTTCAGTGTTCGGATCGTAACATAAACCTAATAGTCTTTTTATCAACAGTAAAAATTTCTCAAATTCACCCAGATCAATTTTCCCATTACCTTTTTTAATTGATATAGCTCCAGATAATTGATTCATTACATTTGAGAAGAAGTTTTTTAAATCGATTAATTCAATTGTTGAGTAATAATCGTTTAAGAACTCAGATACTTTATTTACCGTAGCTCTATTTTTTAATTCAATTTTATAAAAATTACCGACGATTATGTTACCAGTTACCGGATCTGGGTACGACTCAACATAAGTAATGTCAAATAGGTCTTGTCCTGACGTTCCTTTGTATGGTGAACCAGATGATACTGAGAATGGTTGGTTTATTTGTTGGGTTCTCTCGTATAATTCTTTATTCATTGAGAATGGTGTGTTACCATAAGTTATATCTTTTGATTCATAACTTATTGACCCTATTAAGGTGTCGTATGGTTCCTGGAGTAATTTATTAAAATCAATATTGGAAACTTTAACGTAAACAGTTTGATTTTGATATAACTGATCCTCGGAACACCCAATAGCTTGTATTGATGTTTCGGTTAATAATTCAAATACTTTTGGTTTTAACTCATTAAGAGCGGTAACAAATGTTCTTTTTAGGTAACTTTTAGTTTGACTACCGTTGTTATTTGTTATAAAAATCAAATCTAACATTTCGTCAAATTGACTTTTGAGTTCTTTTTGATATTTGTTTTTTAATTTTTTAGCTTCAGACAATTGTGTGGTAATATCCGACTTTTTTTGTTCGAAAGTATCACCAGAATTTTTTTTTAATTCTTTTTCACCATCCTTAAATTGTTTATACTTTTTAAGTATTGATGATTTAGACTTAATTTTTTTATTATCATTAATATCATCTAAAGCCATTATTTATTCATTTTGTAGGATTTATCTGATGTATCCTTCTCAATTAAAGATTTTAAAACGTCATCATCCAACTCAAGATCAGATAAAGTAAATTCTTCTTGTTTATCTTGTGATTTTTGCCACATTTGGGATTGTAGTTTAGATAGGGATAATTTCTTTTCAACACAATCATTTACAATCTTCTGTTGTTTTTCAATTACCGGACCAATCAAAGTCATATCTTCCGGTTCCTTCATCATTGTTAACATTTTATTTTGGATCCTTATTGCGGTATTTCTTTGTTCCACAATTTCATTGTAGATTTCCTGCATTAAAGCTAACATCGAATCTTTAGTCAGATTTATTTCTTTTTTTGGTGGTCTTGGCATAACTATAAATATCTTTTTTATTATTTTAGTAATTCATTTAAAATTTCATAATATAATTTCTTATACCTTTTCAATGAATTTCTAATTTCCTTTGTTGATAGGTTTGTCATTTCTCGGAGTTCAAACAGAACAATATTTTTATTAAACTTATTATTGTCGTTGTTATCATTAAACGTTGATGGGTAATTTTGAAATATATCAAAAAGAGCGTTACCTAGACGAACCTCTTGTTCTGAAATGTTTTTTTCGGACATGGTATCTTTAAGTTTTGATAAAAAATTTTTTATAATTTCATCAGTTGTTAAATTGTCGTTGTCCAAATAGTAAATCATATCCGGCATATTTTGAACATCCGTTGATATATCCTCGTATGATATTTTTCTATTAGTATCTTTTTGGTCCTTCATTATTTGACCCATAAGATAATTTTTACATATTGTGCCAAAATACGAATACGCCTTCTTTTCTTTTGAAGGTTTAAACTTATCAATTTTGGTCATTAAAAATGAATGTGTGTCCATATGAATTTCATCAAAATTCATATCTTTTCGGTACAATTTGTATCGTCTAATAATTGACGATATCATTTTATCTAAGGGGTCTTTTAAAAACTCGTTGTATATTTTATTCTTCTCATCAAAGGTTGTAGCGGTTAAGTATTCCCTAACCGCGTTCTCCTCTCTTTCAGCGAAGTAATTTTTTACTTTTGGTTTTCTACCCTTCTTTTTCTGTTCATTATTATCATCTATAACATTTAGTTCATTAGTCATTAAACTTCTTGTGGTTCATATTTTATATCACGTTGATTAATGTAATGATACTCTTTTTTAGCTGAGTCAACCCAGAACTTAACCTCATCATCTGACATAACGTCATTACCATTTTTATAATTCCAAAATAATGAACCCTCCCTAAAGTTCATGTGTTTGTACCCAATTTTTGGTATCGACATAATTCTAGGTGTATTAGAGGTTAGTCTCAATAAGAATTCATAACCAAATGTTAATTTTATATTTGTTTTAAACTTACCAATCTCAAGGAATGTTTCTCGTTTAACCATCATTCCAGATATTTGGAAGTTTTGGTAATTTTGTAGTGTATCATTTGTTAGGTAACCCATTTCTTGTGAGAAGTTAGCCGCAAATGTAGCTTCATTTGTAAATCCAACAAAGTATTCATCATCGAATTCAATGAATGACACCCATTCCGACTTAGACATTTCAAAACCGTGGTTCACCTGTGAACAAAAATTAGGTTCAGATGTCCACTCTTCGAATACAACATTTAAATCACCATAATCATAACTTTTAATGTGATTGGTTAGATTTGTTTCATTACAATATACAATGATTAACTCATCAACATATTCTTTTTGATTTTTTACTGATTGTATTGATCGACTATATAAATCCTCAAAAAATGGTGATTGTGAAGATTTTAAGGGTAATACAACTGAAATTGTTTTTCTATTTTCCATATTATTCTATTGTTTCTAATTTATTTAATTGTTCTGAAAATGACTCGATTCTGGTTGAGATCATTTTACCAAAAATTGACACTACGTTATTATCGAAATCTGATTTATTGGTAACTTTCGATACCGAGGATTCCATGGTTGTGTATAACTCAGGGTTAATATTATCCTCTAACCAATTCTGTATAAAATCAGATATCACATCAATGACCATATTTTGATTGTTAATCCAAATACCATTGTCCTCATTCATCCATTCGGGAACCATGTTCGGTACTAGTCCAATAACTGGAACACCACACTTCATTGATTCCAGTGGGAAGGTACCAAAACTACTATTTTGGTCAATCCACACGGATACAAAAGCTTCTTTAATTCCATTAGAAAATTCTGAAACAGTTAAACCACGAAGGTCTCTAAATGTAATCCATCGATATTGTGGGTACTTAGTGTAAAATGTTTTAACCAAATTAATTGTGTCTCTATGTTCTCTAGTGTGTATAGCTATTATTGTTTTCGCTGGGTATTCCGACTTATTAAACTTCTCCGAAATTACAGGTTCAATAACATCAACGGATACATTTCTCATAACCGATTCGATGTAGTCTTTTTGTTTTTCAGATGTGGTTATACACTTTAAAAACCCTAACTGTGACCATGTTTGTCCCGGTTGTAATGTTTCAAATATATAATCATAAGATTGACTAATTACAATTTTACCACAAGGCAATTTTGTAATTTGGTCCATTATAAATCCATAAATTTCCGGAATGATAATTAAATCTTCAGGTGATACCTCAAGATTTTGTCCGTCAATTGATTTATGTGGTAATTCATCCATGTACTCCTCACCTAACCAATCTGAGACACCCATGTAATCATTTTTTTCATGTAAAATGATTGAGTTATATCCATTTCTTTTTAATGTTAAAGCCATATCGTAGATGTACGATACAGAAGCTTTAGCGTTACCTCTTGTATCCTGTACCAAGAAATAGATTCTAGACAATTTGTCCACCATGTTTTGAATGGACTTCTCCAATTTTGTAATCTGTTCTGTGTTCATATTATTTATATTTTATTTATTATTTTTTTAACTAATAACGTATTAAAAGCTATTTTAAATGGTATTGATAACTCACTGGTTTTCATACCTAAATTTTCATCGATTTCACCACCCTCAGTTAAAATGGTTTCAACCATCGATTTTACAGCTTCATACTTAACTAAGTGAATTTGTGTTTCACCTGAATCACCAATAAACTGGACATACTTTTCCATTTTATCTAGATCAATGTAATAATTCTCATTGAATATCGAAAACATCATTTTTTACTTTTTTTATTGTTTCGTTAAGTTCCGATAATGAATGTATTTCATATTCAGAATAAACATGTTTATTATAGTCGGTTATGAATTTTATAACCGTTTTATCCATTGGTTTATTTAAGATTAAATCGGGATTTGATGTTACCAGTACGTCAACCTGATCCCACATTTTTGTTTTAGTTATCTCACTATAAAATAATATCTGTTCTATTAAACATCCAAATTTTGACAGGAAAAATAAAGAGGCTGGTTTTGATTTACCAATTTCATCTGAAAGAACCATAATATCAAAATTATCCCTATTATCGTAGTAGAATTCATTTAACAAGTTAAATGTGTTCATTTCAGTGGATGGTGAGTGACCAAACAATTCCATTGTATATTCCTCATACATGAAAGAATATAACTCGTCTTTGTCCCTGAATTTAAAATGTTTATCCAGTTCTAGTGAAGTGACATCACTTAATATTTCGTACTCAAAGTTATCCGATACCACCTCAATCTCCTGACTGGTAACTTCATTAGTGTCACCAGATAATAGATCGACAGAAATATCATAGATTTTATCACCAAATTGTGGTGACTCAATTAGATATTTTTCATATAAGTTCTTAAACTTACCGATCGTGTCTCTAAGCACCCCGTTAATTTCAACCCCTATTCTCATCATCGTATTTTTCCAATATTTTACCAATTAATGGGTTCCTAACATTTTTAGCGTTTTTAAAATCGTAAACTCCAATACTTTGTACGTTTTTAAATCTTTGTAACGCGTCATAAAGACCTGATTGTTTTTTGTCTTTATATCTGTCTGTTTGTTCCAAATCCCCGGATATGAAAAATTTACTATTAAAACCGATTCTTGTCAATAGTAATTTCATTTGATTTGGTGTTGAGTTTTGTGCCTCCTCAAAAATCAATATTGAGTTATCTATATTCATACCCCTCATATAAGCCAAAGCGAATACCTCAATTATTTCAGCTTCTTTTAATTTTTCTCTAGCTTCCTTTCCAATTATTTTATTTAACAAATAATATGAAGGAAAAATATATGGGTCTAATTTCTCCTCAAGATTACCAGGTAAACTACCTAATTTCTCTTCAGCTTCAACCGCTGGTCTAACAATTATTATTTTTTCGTAGGAATTGTTCGGGTCCATTAACAAGTCGACAGCTGCTTTCATTGAGATATAACTTTTACCCACACCAGCTGGTCCAGAACATATGGTTATTTCACTGGATATTAAAATATCATAATATTCTTTTTGATTGTCAGATAAAAACTTACTTTTTTGTTTTTTCTTTATGACCGAATTAATGAAATCTTTTTTGGAAAACGGTTGTGTTGTTGTTTCCTCTTTTTGTATTACCGGTTTTTTTCTAGTCATTATATTAATTTATATTAAAATATATAGGTGATATTTTAACAAAATCAACATTACTTATTATTTATTATTTTTTCGTAGGAATTGTTCGGGTCCATTAACAAGTCGACAGCTGCTTTCATTGAGATATAACTTTTA